ATGTTCTCGACCGCCGACCACGGCGGGCAGATCATCGTCGTCTCGACGGCTAACGGCGTCTCGAACGAGCAGACCGGCGAGGGCAACTTCTTCCACCACCTGTTCGTCAACGCCGAGGCCTACGGGATCGACGTCCAGTTCCTGCCCTGGTCGCTGCATCCGCAGCGTGACGACGACTGGTACGCACAGGTCGCACGAGCTCTTCCCTCGCACATGCGGGCAGAGCAATACCCGCTCTCGCCGGAGGACGCCTTCATCAACACGGGCGAGTGCTGGTTCGATCTCGACGCGCTCGCCTGGTACTCGGAGCACGCGCCGGCCGAGGAGATCGACAGGCTGCGTTTCGTTCCGACATCCAACGGGGCGAAGGCGAAGTTGCACTGGGGCGCACAGGGGCCGATCCGCGTCTACGCGAAGCCGAACGACGATCACGACTACGCGATTGGCGCCGACGTCGCGACCGGCAGGGGCTTCGACTACTCCTGCTGCTACGTCATCGACCTCGCCACGATGGGTCTCGCTGCGGAGCTCCACGGCAAGCTCGACGCCGACGAGTATGCAGAGCAGCTGCACTTTCTCGGACGCTGGTACGGGGACGCGAGGATCGCGGTCGAGATGGGCGGTGGCTACGGGGAGCCGGTGATCATCTCGCTGCGCGATGGGCGCAAGGGCAGGCCGCACTACCCGAAGCTCTACCGACACACGCTTCCCGATCGGCCCGACCAGCCGACGCTGCACAACTACGGCTTCCCGATCACCGCCAAGAGCCGGCCGCAGCTGATCAACCAGATCGAGCAGGCGATCCGCGAGAAGACCGTGTCGGCGCTGCCGCGCACCCTGATCATGGAGTGCCGCACCTTCATCCGTCGCGACACGCTGCCCTCGCCGCGAGCCCAGGAGGGCGCGAACGACGACAGGGTGATGGCGTTCGGCCTCGCGCTGGAGCTCTACCGGCAGTACGGCCACCACGAGCGGCGAGTGCGTCGACGCGGCAAACAGTCGAAGCCGTTCGCCTACGCCTGGCAGAAGAAACGGAGGACAGCATGAGCTCGATGATGGATCTCGCCGCTGCGCTCGGTGGCGGTCCTGGCGCCGCAGCCGGACCCCCGCCTGGTCTGGCCGGACCCCCGCCTGACGCCGGCGCCGGCCCCGAGGAGCCTGACCAGTTCCAGACTTCGCTCGATGCGCTCGATGCAGCAGAGCAGGCGCTGCACGCCTTCATCCAGTTGGACCCCGACGAGGGCGATCGCGCCATCGCGGCTCAGTGCTTGCAGAACGTGATCAAGTTGAAGGCGGCGAATCAGCAGTCGAACCAGCAGGGCGACATGAAGAGCCTCGCCAGAGCGTTGCAGGCCGGCGGGGCGGGCGGGCCGCTTGGCTGAGATCGCTCCGTACACGCAGGAGAAACTCGACGACAGCGTTCGTCTGGTCGTGACCGCCGTCGAGCACTGCGAGCGCGACTATCACGACGCCTTCGTCGAAAAGGTCGAGGCGCGCTACCTCGCCTATCGCGGCCTCGCTGACGAGTCTCCCGACGACGACACGCCGCCCGACGAGGACTGGCATTCGAACGTCACCACCCCGTACGTGCTCAACACCTGCGAGGGGATGCTGGCGACGATGCTGGAGCCGAACCCGCGCTTCCAGATCAAACCACGCCCCAAGCCCGACGAGCCGCTCGACGAGGTGATCGCCCGCCTCTCCTCGGTCGAGGCGATCTCCGACACGCTTCGCTACGCGCTCGACCGTGACGGCTTCGCGCAGAAGCAGCGCGACTTCATGCAGCAGGATCTGATCGCCGGCATCTCGGTGTTGAAGGACTACTGGTACGAGGAGCGTCGCGACGTCGTCAAGCTGGTGCCACAGAAGATCGTCATCAACGACGCCTTCGGCAACGCGATGGAGATCCTCGACTCGCACGAGGAGCAGACCGCCGAGAACGCGCTTGTTGCAGACGACGCTCGCAGCGAGGTGCGCGACGTACGCGACTTCTTCTGGCCGGCGCAGGCACCGAACGTCGGCAAGGCCGAGTACCTGATCGACCGCACCTGGGTCAGCTTCGACTACCTGAAGCGGATGGAGAAGCTCGGCTACTACTCCAATGTCGACAAGGTCAAGAGCGAGGCGTCACGCTCGGCGCTCTCGAACATCACCAAGCGCGAGATGCGGCTGCGCGGGATCGACCGCACCAAGGACCTGCACGAGGTGCTGGAGTACTGGACGCCGGAGCGCTGCATCACCGTCTGCGATCGTACCGTCGAGCTCTGGGACAGATCGAACCCGAACTGGAACGGGCGGATGCCGTTCGTCGTCTGCAGCGCGATGCCGGATGCGTTCCAGATTCCCGGTGTCTCGGTCGTCGAGGCGCTCGCGCAGCTGCAGTCGATGCTGTGGACGCTGCAGAACCAGCGCATCGACGTCGTCCGTCTGCTCGCCAACGTGATCACGCTGATCCGCTCCGACGTCGATGACGGGGAAGCGTTCGAGTGGGCGCCGAACGCGCAGTGGTTCGTCGAGGATCCCGGCCAGGTGCAGACGCTGCAGGTCGATCCGACCGCAGCGCAGATCACCTTGCAGGCCGAAGGGCTCTTGAAGGGCGATCTGCAGAACATCATGGGCGGGCTGCCGATGGCGGCGGGGGCCGACTCGCAGACGATTGACCAGCAGACCGCGACCGGCGTCTCGATCATCACCACGATCGCCCAGCGGATCATCCAGTCGCGCAAGCAGCATTACCTCTGGGCTTACGCCGAGCTCGGCAAGCACTTTCTGATGCTCTACCAGCAGTTCCTGCGCGAAGACCGCGTCGTGCCGATCCTCGGCAAGGCCGGCGCCGACGCCTATCGCACCGTCTCGCCGCTTGAGTTGCAGGGCGACTACGACCTGACGATCGACGTCACCGGCGACTCGCTGATGAGTCAGGAGCGTCGCGCCTCGGCGCAGAGCCTGTTCCAGATCGGCGTGCAGTCGCAGATGATCATGGCGCAGTCGGGCTCGGCGCTGAACCTGAAGGCGCTCTTCGAGCGCGTGCTCGACGCCTATGACGTGATCGACAAGGAGCGCTACTTCATGCCGCAGCAGATCGCCGCCGCTGCGGCCGTTGGCCCGCCGCAGCAGGGGCAATCTCCGGCACAACCCCAACTCGTGCCCGCCCCTGGGGTTAATGGTCAAGGCGGCGGCGGTGGTGTTGGAGGTGGCGTGACGAACACCGCGCTCGCGGCTGGCCCGATGTCCCCGAACTCGGAGGTCTCCTCTTCGCCCGAGGCAGCGATGGCGCAGATGCTGCGGATGAGAGGCGGTGCCGCCAATGCGCCCGCGTCGTAAGCTCACCGAGGAGCAGCGTCGCGCTCTGACGATTCGCCAGGGCGAGTTGACCGCGCTCGCCCAGCACCCATCCTGGCCGGTGCTGCAGGCGGTGGTCGAGGAGCAGAAGGCGCGATTGGAGCGCGAGCTTCTCGCCAAGACGCTCTACGCCGGCGGACAGGTCGACGCCGCCCAGGTTTACTACTACCGCGGCGTGTTGCGCGGGATGCGCTACGTCCTTGCCATCGCCGCGAACGCCGAAGCCCGCCTGAGAGAAGTGATGGAGAGCGAGGATGCTGCATGAAGATGAGCGAGATCACGAGCGCGATCCTCGGTAGCCTCGACAGCGAGTTGGGAGACGAGGAGACCCTGGAGCCGAGTGAGCCCGAAGCACCGCAGGAGGCAGAGACCGAAGCGCCGGAAGACGCCCCCGAAGAGGGGGAAGCGCCCGAAGCGCCCGAGGAGGAGGGCGTAGAGGAAGAGGTCGTCGCCCAAGCTCCTGACGAGGAGAGCGACGGCGACGAGGAAGAGGAAGAGCCTGGCGAGGAGGAGCCCGAGGAAGAGACTCCGGAGCCGGAGCGGGATCCCCTCGCCCAGGCCTTCCTCGACCGCTACGGCGGCGACATCGAGCAGGCCCTGCAGGGGGCCGCGCAGCTGGAGCGCGTGCTCGGGCGTCACGGGCAGGAGCGCGACCAGCTGCAGGCGACGATCAGCCAGCTGCAGGCTGATCTCCAGAACGCGCACGTTCTCGCCAACGGCCAGCACTTCCTCAACGACGAGCAGCGCCAGTGGGTCGAGGAAGCGGTGCAATCGGATAACCCGCGCGCCTACGTCTACGGAGCGATCCAAGAGGGTCAGTACGATCTCGCGCGCGCGGTCGCGGACGAGCTCGGCAACGAGCGCCCCTACGAGGCGGTGCAGCTGGCCGAGCAGATCAATCGCGCCGAGTACATCGCCTATCAGCAGCAAGCGCAGGCCCAGCCGCCGGCGGCGGTCGACCATCAGGTCTTGCTCGACACTCTGAGTGAGTTCCTGCCGGAGATGCCGCGATACCAACAGCAGATGCTGGAGACGATCAAGCGACTCGGCCCGATGCATCCGCTCGTGCAGGAGGCGCGGATGAGCGACGACCCGGAGCGCGTCATCCACGGTGTGCTCGGCATCTACGAGATCGCGCGCGGCACCTCGACCGCGCTCCAGGCGCAGCGCGATGACGCGCTCGCGCAGCGGCGCGCAAGCGAGAAGAATGCGCGCCAGAAAGCTGTTGTCACCTCGGCGCAAGCCGCTCCCTCCAGGGGCGAGGCACCCCGGCCGCAGAGGATCACGCCGGGTCTCACTCTGGAGGAGCTCGACGCCGAACTCGCGCAGTACCAGTAGGCCCGATCCGGGTCTCCCCTGTTGAGGCACCCCGCCTAGCGGGTCTCGAACGGTCGCGGAGGCACCCCGCGGAAGGCCGAAGGAAGCACGTTTCTTCGACCCCTGGGGGACCCCATGGCTGGAACCATCATTCAAGGCAGCGTCTCGACCGAGGAGCAGCTACCTGACGAGCGCGTCATCGACATGGATGACCGCATCCGCAAGCTGAAGACGGACGACTCGCAGCTGACAACCATGACCGACCGCGTCGGCGCGAGACAGGCGACGAGAGAGAAGGTCAACTGGACGGAGGAGGAGGACTTCCCTCGCCTTGTCACCGCCGCAGCGGCTGCGCTCGTCGGTGACACGGCGATCGCCGTCACCGCCGGCCAGGGCAAGGTCACGCAGGCTCCCGACCATCTGCGCAATATGCGCACCGGAGAGATGATCCGAGTCGTCTCGGTTGCGACCGACACGCTCACCGTCGCCCGCGGAATCGGCAACATCGCCGCCGCCGCCGTCAACTCCGGCGACGTCTTCCTCGTTGTCGCAGACGCCGAGCCGCAGGGCTCGGACTTCCCGGAGTCCCGCTACCTCCAGCGTGTGCTCGGCTACAACTACACGCAGATCACGCGGACGACGTGGAAGTTCACCGGGACCGACATCGCGATCGAGCTCTATGGCGGTCGCGAGCCGGCGAAGGAAGCGGCCCGCAAGATGCGGGAGCACAAGCGCAAGTGGGAGGCGATCGGTTTCTTCGGGGCCAGGTCGTTCTCCTCGGCGGTGGCGCCCGACAACGACCCGCGAGGAACGGCCGGAGGTCTGCTGGAGTTCATCCAGACCTTCAAGCGGGACGCCAACGGGCCGCTAACGCCGGACTTCTTCGACCTCTTCCTGATGGACGTGATGCCGTACGGCTCGCAGGACAAGGTCCTGTTCGCCTCGCCTCTCGTCGTCTACTCGATGTCGAAGTGGAACCGGACAGGGATGGGCTCGCAGTGGGAGCCGACTTCCGACAACGTCCACGGCGTCAAGGTCGACGCCTTCATCTCCGGCGCCTACGGCTACCGGATCCCGGTCGTCGTGAAGACGGAGTGGGCCGAGTTCCCGAACACGAACAAGAACTTCGGCACCTACGCGTTCCTCGTCGACATGCAGTACATCCAGCAGCGCCCGATGCGAGACCGTGACACCAAGCTGATCACGGACCAGCAGCCGAAGGGCAAGGACGTCTACTGGGCAGAGCTCATGCGCGAAGCGACCTACGAGATCTCGCAGGAGCGAGCGCACGGGATCATCTACGGCGTCACGCCGTCGTAGGCAAAAGCGCGGGGCGGTCTCGCTTGGCACTGGGCGGAATCGCCCCGCTTTCCCTCTCGAAGGAGACAAATGAGATTCCTCTCCCGCTACGGGCGCTTCGGCGTGCAGATCCGACCGGTGATCCAAGAGGCCTACGCGACCGGTATGGCGCGCGTCCTGCAGGAGCCGGTCTACGCGATGTTCAGGCCGGAAGGGATGCTCGCGCACGAGCGCGAGCTCGCGCTCAACCACTGGTCGTACAACGGCCTCTACCAACTGGACGACGAGGTCTCGATCATGCCGCCCGACTACCGGATCGGCGTCTTCGACTCCGTGCTGGAACAGCAGACAAGCGGCTGGTCGGACGAGCTCCGCGAAGAGGTCGAGAACGAACTGATCCGCCTTGGCGAGATCTACGACACCGTGATGATGGTGCCGGCCACCTCCGTGCCCCCGCCGTGGCCCCGCTACGACGACTACCGCAGCGGCATTCCCGCCCTCGTGCGCAAGCTGGTCGACGAGGGCCACGACCTGGAGCAGGTGCTGGAGTACGAGCGGGCAAACAAGAACCGGCCGGAGCTCTGCGCCCAGCTAGAGGCGTTGATCGCGAGCCCCGATCGCCAGCTGGAAGAGATCGTTGGCTGAACGCTGGCGCAGACCCGCCGAGGTGCTCGACATCGAAGACGCACCCGATGTCGGCATCTACCTGCCCAGCGGTCGCGTTCAGGGCGGTGTTCGGATCACGATGAGCGAGGAGACGGTCGAGCGAATGCGGCTCGGCTACATGTGCGTCAAGTGCTTCGAGCCGTTCGAGCAGGCCTGGCCGGAGCGCTGCCACGTCTGCGGCGCACCGATCGCATCCAGGCAGCGCGACTACTTCGAGCAGGAGTTCGCCGGCGTCGAGCGGCTCGGTTCGACCCAACCGCTGAACGATGGCCGCATCCAAGAGCGTGGCGAGGAGGCTGAGAAGTGAAACAGGACTGGTACTACGGCTCAGCCGAAGCGATGCTCGCGAACATCTGGCTAGCCAACCCGATCAAGGTCGCGCTGCTGAAACCGACCTACGTTCCCGACCTCGACAACCACAAGCTCTGGCCGACGATCTCCGCGCAGGAGATCACCGGCGCGGGCTACACCGCCGGCGGGCAGCTGCTCGCATCGAAGGCGGCACCGTACGACTCCGCTGCCGATCGCACTGACCTCCAAGCGGCCGACGTCGTCTGGAGCGGCGCAACCTTCGATGCCGCCTTCGCTGCCATCTACGACTCCTCCGGGGCACAGGCGCTCTGGGCGCTCGTCGACTTCGAGAGCACAAAGAGCGTCGTCGCCGGCAACTTCACGCTCGACTGGTCGGCGATCGGGATCCTCTACCTCATCAAGGGATGACCTACCCACCGCCCCCGTACGCCGATGCGACGATCGGCGGCTGGGTTGCGGGCGAAGCGCTGATCGGAACCGTCTGGGCCTATCCCGGCGAGGCCAGCCTCAGGCTCGGCGGCTACCCGCCCACCGTCGTCATCACCTCCGGCACGGTCATCCCCGAGGCGGGCCTCGCGTTCGGAGCCTCGCCGGTGACGCTTCGGATCGCGCCGATCGTGCAGGTGGGAGAAGCGGGGCTAACGCTCGGCCACACGACGGCGGCGCTGAAGATCGACAGCACCATCGTCTGCTCGCCGGCGGGCCTCGCCTTCGCTGTCGGTCCGCCCGACTACGTCGGTATCGAGCACCTGATCCCCGACCCGGAATGCCTTGAGCTCGAACTCGAACCAGCAGTCTGCATCTGACAAGGAGGAACGCATGGCCCGCACATCCGAAGAGCCCAAGCTGACGCTTCCCGCCGGCCACCCGCAGGCCGGCTACGTCTCCCCCGATCTCTCCTTCCACGATGGCACGGGCACGCTCCCCGACGAAGAGCTCGACTGGCATGAAGAGCGCAACGCCGCCCAGGAGGCAGAGGCGAAGGCGGTCGCAGAGAACGAGGACAAGGTCGCGAAGGAAGAGGCCAAAGCGGCCGAAGAGGCAGCAAAGGAAGCAGAAGCCGCAGCGACGAGCGAAGCGAAGACCGAGGCGAAGACCCCGGCCAAGGGCTCTAGCTAGCGACCGAGCGTGCGCGGTTGGTTGAAGCCCTCCCGCGTACGGCCTGGTGACCCGGCCCGGCAGAAGCAGCCATTGTCGGGTCACCAGGCGATTGCGAGGCTAGCGCAGGTCGAAGCAGGTGAGACAGAGCCTCGGGCCGCGCGCGAGCCAGCGGCAGTAGACGAACTCGTGACAGCAGGAGCAGGTCGTGTAGCCGGCGTAGTCGCCCCAGCCGATCCAGCGCTCGCGGGCGAGTTGCTCTAGCGCCGTCATCGTCGCTCCTCCTTCCAGCGATTGCAGAGGCGGAACGCCGCCCACTCGGTCTCGACCTCGTTGAAGCGCCCGCGCTTGCGCGACTTGATCTTGTACTGACGCAAGTGCATCGCTTCGTGCGCGGTGACCGAAACGAGCGCCTCGCGCCAGTCTTCGACTCGCCAGGTGCCGGGAGAGTCGCGTCGGTCGTAGACGTGCGTCCCGCATGGGTATGTCCCAGGTTTGCCTACCCGGCAGACGAGCAGGTGGTTGTAGCCGCGCGGGATCTTCGGGCCAACCTCTTTCCAGCCGTCCCAGTAGTCCCCGAGGATGTAGCCACGGTGCGCGTGGGCGTTGATGTAGCAGCGGCCCGAGTAACTATAGGCGCCAGTGTGGTGCTTGACCTTGACGACGACGCCTTCGCCATTGAGGTCGAGTTGTTTGAGCACCCAGCGCACGATCGAGCTCACTGCGCGCCCGTCGTACTGGGTCTCGTTGACGATCTTGAGCTTCATGCTCTTCCTCCGTTTCGAAGGAGTTGACTACCCCTATTGTAGTCGAGATCGCGATCTGTTTCCCACGCCGGCAACGAAAAAGCTGCTCGCGTGCAGGGCTTTTGTAGTTGCCCG